TATGCGATTTCACGGTAAGATACCGTGAATTCCGAACGAAAAACCTTGTGTTCGACTAGTAGCTCGTGATCGACGACTATCGCCTTCGTGCTCGTGTCTGGCCAGAGACCCCCGAGAATCACATATTCACGGACCGCACCCAGATTGAAGTACATTCGTGAGACGAAATCGACTCGAGCTTTCAGCCAGTCGCGAGGGACAATCGGCCCCTCTGCGGTGTAAATGTCGTAGATAACTATCTGTACAGTGTATTCATTGATGTCTTTTTCACGGCTCGCAACGCCAACCTGCCCATACGCCCCATCCGGAGACGCATATACGAATATTTGCATCCCGCGGAGACACTGCGGATTGTCGGGATTCAGTGAGATCGTCGGTGCATAATCCCAACTCACCAAGTCGGCAGAGAGGGGGAACGTCGGGTCGTCGCCGTAGTCCGCGAGGATCTTCGCGACGACTGCCTCGCACACGTTGTCGATCTGTGCGGAAATCATTGGTCCACCCTCTTGAGGTGGATTCGCCACGTCGTTCGCTGCGGATCACTCCAACGCCAAGCGGGTTCGCCCGACGGGGGTTTCACCTCGTACAAGATTTCAGAGTCGCGGATCGTGATAGCGACGCGGTCACCTGCTGCCGGCGTGAAATTGGACGCCGGGAGCAGGAGATCGATCTCGCCCCACTCGATGCGATTGCCGTTCGACGTGAGCACATTGAACAATGTTCGACCGAGCCAACCTGCCAAAGCGTGTTCGAAGCCACCCTTGCGATACCGCACAGAAACTCCGACGGTATCGCCGAGTACACGCTGTAAAACTGAATTGGCTCGGTCAAACAGATTCACGACGGTTCCCGATTAGGCGGAGGGATCGTGTCGGACGTCGCAGAGAGCGGCAGCACCAGAGCACGCCGAGACTGTGACGCCGAACACTTTCAACGAGCCCGCGGTCTCGGTGACCTGGCTGGTCGCGTTGTTCCAGTAGACTTTCTTGTCGGCAGCGATTGCAGCATCGCCAGCCATCGAATAGACGCCGCCCTCGGCAGCGAGTGCACCGGGCGTGCCGTTCGGGATCGCCACGTGAGCGACGCGGGGAGTCGCGTTCGTGACGATCACGTCGCCGGCTGCCACGTCTGCCCCTGGCGTGTAGGCGACCATATTCGGTTCGCCGTATCGAAAAGTAGCCATCGCCATCAGAATATCCTCTCGAATTTAAATGATTGATCGGCGAAACCATGCTCCCACTTACACAGTGGGGGTGGGTGGGGTTTCGGGAGCACCCTCAGATTGTGCGAAGAATGTGACCGGCCTTCCCCCGACCGGTCACCGAGAAGTGAGCATTATCCGGCGGACTTGACCGCCCCGCGTTTGTCCTGCAGTGCGACGCCGAAATCGAAGTAACCGCGGAACTGGATGCCCAAAGTATCGAACTCGAGATCGCTCGACTCGATCACTGGCGACTGCTGACCGTTCAGGAACACGACCTCGATCGCAGCACACTGAGCGGGATTGGCAGCGAGATACCAGTCGACCGCCGAGTTCCCGCTGATGTTCGAATTCGACAGGAACGGACTCACGACCGGTACCAGGTTGCTCCCCGCGTGCGGGTTGCCGGTGACGTAGTTCTTGTTGCTGGTGTTGTCACGGATCTCGCGATCTCGCAGCAGCACTTTCAACGGATCTTCGAGTTCCGACGGTGCAACGACCGCATACGGCATGATATTCAAAGGGGTGCCATCGGGTTTGATCTGTTTCATGAACAGAGCTTTTGCCGCCGATAGCCCCGTCACGCCGAGCGGGGAGGCGGTTTGCTTGTTCGGGTTGATCTGCTGCATGTCAGTCGTAACAGCCGACGTGCTGAAGAAACTCCCGTTGTTCATGAACGTAGTCCAGAACAACTCGTTGAGCGAGTCGATACCACCGCGACCGAGTTCGCTTGGTGCCGAGGTCAGAGCACCGAGATTATCGTTGATAATATCGGTACGCGTAACCGCGAACATCTTTGCGAATGTACTGGCTTGGTTCGTGAACGGCTGCTCGCTGGCCTTCCCGTGCGGGATCGAACCACTCGGCCCGACCTTCTCGAACTTCATGCCGCCGACCCACCGATAGGAAGTCGCCGTCTTGAGGTCGCTCACGGATCGGATCTTCGCGATCTGACGCCAGCCGTCGTCGCCGCTCTGGTATCCTTCGAGTAGGAACTTGTTCGCGATGTTCGACAGGATCCCACTGAGCGAGTGGGTCGAAACGCCGCCGTCCATCATCGGCGAGAACGCCGACTGCATCACCTCGCGGATGTTCCCGTTCGTGATCGACATGCGACCTCGGTAGCCGTTCGCCCGGGCAGTCGTGAGCAGAATCTCTTGCAACGAAATGCCGCTGCGGAACTGCTCATGAGCCCGCTCGAGCACTTCGCTAGAGAACTGTTTTTCTAGCCGTTGGGTCTTGTATCCGCCGGCTTGCAGGATCGCTGCCTGCAGGATCTCACCATCGATCGCGGCCCGCTGGTCGCCGCTCGGTCGACTGCCCTCGGGGATCGGTGCGACGCGGTTGCCCGCATATGCCTGGCGGAGAGCCTCGAGTTCGAACTCTTTCGCGTCCATTCCGGACTCGATCGCCTGTGCGGTCTTTTCAGCCGGCACGCGATATTTCGCCCCGGCTGCCGAGATCGCAGCCTGTCGGCGGATCTCGTTCGCAGCCGGGGCCCGGCTGCCGGTGACGTCGACGTTCTGCGTCGGCTGTGTCACGGTCTGCGACGCGAACCGCGAGCCGTTCGCGGCCATGTTCTGATCCAACTCGAAAGCCAGCTGCATGCCTGCTTTCGCGTTCGGCGTAGCCATCGACAGGTCGACGCCGTTCAACTTTGCCCACTGTTCAAAATTCATACCGACGTTCCCCTGCGAGGAGTTAGAGTTTACAGACATCAATTGCACAAGACGGTTGCACGCCTGATCGTACGGCAGAATCCCATCGATCAGACCGAGCCCGGCAGCCTGCGACGCTGGCCAGACTTGACCGGTGCGGACCGCTGCGAGTTGCTTCGCGTTGAGTTCCCGGCCGGTCGAGACTGCCGCGTCGAAGAGCTTCTGTGTGTTGTCGATCAGCCCTTGGAAGTAATCCCGCTGATCCTGTGTAAGTGGAGCCCCCGGGGTGCCTGCCCCCTTGAGGTCGCCAGTCGCGAAGACGACCGCTTCGACGCCGGCGTCGGTCGCTTGTTTGCTAACGTCGTAGATCGTCATCACGGTGCCGATCGAGCCAACCCACGCCCCGGGATTGTTCGCGTAGATCTCAGTCGCCCCGCACGCTGCATAGAACGCTGCGGACGCTCCGAGATCCTCGATGAACGCGACGACGGGTTTCTGTGCCGCGGCTGCGGAGATCTCCTGATAGAGATCGTCGGTGCCGGCAGCCGAGCCTCCCGGCGAGTCGATGATCAGCATGATTCCGCCGATCGCCGGACTCTGTGCCGCGGTGCGGATGTCTCGCCGTGCCATCACGGTCGAGGTGCTGTCCATCATCGAGGACTCTTGCTTCATCAAGAGTCCGGAGAGCCGCACGACTGCGAACTGCTGGTTTTGCTGCTGCGGTTGAGCCGGGTTCGTCGTCGCGACGGTGACCGTCTCGAGACCGGATTTCGGCTTGACCCGGCCCGCCTCGGCGACGTGAGTCGTCCAGTCGGTTCGCTCCGCCATCTGCAGGAGAACGCGTGCTGCGGACTGCTCGAGCAGCCACGCTCCCGCGTATTCGTGCACTCGGGGAAATTTCGGTGTCTTGATCACGCCGCGGTTACTCCAATGGGTCGACGTTGAGCGGGATCACTCCGCAAGTGAGCCGGGAGCGGGACGCCGTACTTCGTGTAGAGTTCGATCTCGCGTTTCTGCTCGCGGATCAGATCCTCGATGTCTCGACCGGCCCGGGCGGTGATTGCCGTGAGCGTGTCGGTGCTGTTGTCGAGGTTCATTTCGTCGGCGGTTGCGTCTTTCACGGGGTCGATCGAGGGTCTGCCGTCGAAGTGCCACGACCTCGAAGGGAGACGCGGACCGCCGAGCAACACGGCGACGATCGGGTAGACGAACCTTGCCTCATCGAGCCATCGGCCGAAAACACGGTCGAGAACGCACGCCCGGAATCGTTGCCGATCGTTGTTCTGACGATAATCGTAGCTGAGAAACTCCAAACGAGCGGAAGAATAGTTGTACATCGAGCAGTCGCCGGCGACGATCCCAAACGGGACGTCGATCGATCGACCGATCTCGCGGAGGATCGCCGCGAGCATCTCAGGGGTGTTCGGTTGCTGTCTGGTTTGGAACTGCTCGAGTGACCAGCCGTAGGGCAGACTGGTCATCATCCCCCTGTCAATCGGGATCGTCTCGAACGGTTCGTACGGTTCGGGATCCTGCCCCGGCGGGAGGTCGGTTTTCAGAACGCCCGTCAGCGACGCCGCGATCTCAGCCGCAGCGACGGAAGCGAGGTTCAGCCGGCGGAGGTAGGCGAAGAGCGTCAACGCCGGCGAGAATTCGGGGATGCCTCGGAGCTGGCCCGGTCGGTCGGCTCGATACCAGTGGATCACCTCGGACGCCGCGACGTCGTCGGCGACCCATCGATCCTTGAGAGGTCGCTGATCGCCGGGGTGAACGCGGAGAACTTTGTAACCGGTCACATCGCCGCTGGTCGGATCGCAGATAACACCGTCGTCACCCTGCGGGTTCTGCAGGAACGAGTAACGCCCCCAAGGGTGAGCAATCTGGTCGGCCTCGAGCAAACGGAGGTCGAGACTTGGGAACCCCATCTCCTCGGCGGTGGAATTTCTCCGGAAGAGTGCGAAACACTCACCGTCTCGCCGGCGAGTCTCCTCGAGGATCCGCAGTTTGTCAGGCAGACCGACGACGTCGGACCACTGCCGCCACTCGCTTTCGAGGAACGTGTTGAGATCCGGATCCTCGGTCAGGAGTTGTAGCCGCGGACCGGTGCCGACGATGTCGCCCGCGAGGGTCGTCACGAGACCCTTCGCATAGCAATTGTTCCGGCACTCATACCGAGAACGCCGGCGGAGCGTGTCACGCACTTGCGGAGTGATCTCGGAGACCGCTGCGAGCCGGTCAGCGTTAGCCCAGTGCCGCGATGTTTCCTTGTTCGACCGCGACGCGTCGATTGATTGCTTCGGGGGAGTGTGCAACGTTGCTAGCACTTACACAGCTCCGGGTGGTTGTGCTTTGCCGAACTTGATGAATGCGAACGCACTCGCCCGTTTCCCGGTCTCGGTGCTCACTGCTGCCGCGGCCGACTTGGCTGCCGCGTATCGGTCTGCCGCGATCAGTTCATCGACGGAACGCTGCTGCACGCTCTGCCCGTCGACGGTGACCGCCGAGGGTTCCGCGGCTGCGGTGATCAGATCTGTCGGAGTGAGTTCGTCGGCCATACGAACATCGTCGCGGCTGCTCAATCCTTAGTCAATCGATCCGGTATACAATCGCCGAAGGCGTCCTATTCCTAGTGCGAAAAATAATTTCGGGAATCTGCCGGAGATTCCTTGACAATGTCTGGCAGGTGCCCTATATTACAGGTGTGGAGACGACGGGAACCCCAAACGGAGACAAGAAAATGACCAGCGAAATCAAAATCGGGATGCGAGTGAAGTTCTTGAGCAAGAAGGACCAGAAGGTGTACGGCAAATTCGGGACGGTCAAGGACCAGTTCGCGACGTCGATTCCGATGTTCGGGGTGATCCCCGACTCGATGCCGACCGCGACGGTAGACACGGCAGGCAAACGCCTGGCACCTGTCGAAAAATAATTTCGGAAATCTGCCCCGGATTCCGTTGACAATCTCGGGCAGGTGCCTTATATTATAAGTGTAACGAACGACGAGCAAGTGACAAGAACCTGTGACCTTTAACCTGGAGAACCACACATGACCGCGACCACGATGACTACAACTAACGAAATCCTGATCGGGGAATGGGGTGCATCTGACGGTCAGTGCTATGAAATCCGTTGTTCGCCGGAAGTCCGGGACGCAGTCCAATCCGCCTGGGACGAAATCGAAGAAGGCGACGATAGCCCAGACGTTCTCGACGGTGTCAAATCGGCGGGCGGGGTTCTTGTCCCCATCAAGTAATCCGATCCCGACTGCACAACGTGTTTGGCTGCAGCAATACTTTTACAGGAGAACAAATGACCGACCCCCTCGAATTCTACGTCGCGGCCCGCGACAAATTCGGGCTGACGAATTCCGCCGTCGCTCGGATCAGCACTGAAGCCGGCGAGCACCTCGATTCGAAATCGCTCGACCACTGGTGCAAACATGGGACGGGGAAAACGTCCTGGACGCTGGTAGTCCGTGCCCTGGCTGCCGTTGGCGTCGAGGTCTCGCTCAAGCCCGTAAAGGGTTTCAAGCCGCCAACGGTTCGCCCGGCGGGTCGGCCGAAACGATCGGAGGTGCAGGGGTGAGATTCATCCATGTTCAGAGCCTGCGGATGTTGTGGAAACCCGAGCACAATCCGCTGATCGACAGGCTACTTGAGTTTCGCAATGACGTTGTCGGCGTCGCGGCGTTCGTGGATGAATGCGAGGAGCGGGGTATCGATATCCCGCTGCTGAAAGCCGTGCCTGAGCTTTGGGCTTACGGCCGACCGCTGACCCGATACCTCCTGTTCCTATACGAGATCGCATCGAGTTACATTCTCGTGCCTTACATCCACGACGAACAGGAGACGGTGAAAGTAACGATCGAGGTGGAGATTGACCCGCGAGGCGTCGAGAACGACCCACGACGCCCTATCGCACGTGTGCGGATCGCTAGGGTGTCCGATACTGGCACTGATACTATCACCGTTCACGTGTCTGATCTGCCGCACGAGTATCTGATCGGTAACACGGCAAGACGGATTGCTGAATTGTTGCAGAGACCACCGCTCATTGGGTGTGGCCCATCGCCAACATCATGAATCATCTGAATCGCAACAACTGGCCCACCAAAGTTGAAGAGTACGAACACGAGCATGAAGAATCGATCGATCCGAGCGGGATTCACCGGCCGAAGCGACAGCAGATCGGTACGGCGATCGTGGTACCGGAGTCGTGGTTGCGACGGTTTGCCGAGTTGGTCGAACGACCGCTCGAGGATTTGATACGAGAATGACCGCCGACCGCCCCCACTTACACAGTGGGGGTGGGGTTTTTCTTGGCGGGTTTCTGCCGCTCCTCGGTGACCATGTGAAACCCGCAGCCGGCGAGACAGCGACGGTAGCGGACGATCAGCCCGGAGATCGGCTGCCGTGTTGTTCTCACGGCCATCCGACCGCCGCACAGCTGGCAAGCGAACCCTCGGCGAGTTAGCTGTCGCCGCGTTTCTGCTGCCGCTCCGCCGCCATCGACCGCTTTCGTTTTCCGCTTGCCTGGCTTCCGTTCCCCTCTGCTGCTTTCCATACAACCCCCTGTAAACTGGCTGCGACTGCACAGCCTACCAAACAATCCCACCAGTGGTTATCTGTGCGATCCGGTCGCACGTCCCAGACGTCGATTTGCCGACCTCGGCCCGCAACTCGAGTGCGATATTCGCTGAGCAGATGCTCGAAAAACAGCTGATGCGTGTGAACCTCATCGGGTCGACCGAAGACGCCGAGGCAGCCGCGGACGCCGACGGGGGTCTTGATCCGCTGGGTGACGAACGACTTCCAGTAGTTCGGGTCGAACACGAGCAATCTGGTGCCGTTCGTTGGTGCGAGCCGCCAGCTCTCGCCGTGCCGTTCGCCGCTCTTTCGCGTCCACTCCGACATGGGAGCACGGTTCGGCCCGATCGCAAAACCCTTCGACGGGGTGACAACTGGCGACCGGAGGTTTCGACAGAACTGGTAGACCAGTTCGGTCTGAAACCCGGAGTCAATCAGGATCCTGTCGACCGCGAGCGAGGCGGACCCGTCGGCGAGACTGTAACGCCTCGAGGTGAGTTCCTCGGTGATCGCCTCAAGGCCTTTCACGATCGCGGTTTCGTCCGGCTGCCCGGGGAATGCTTGTTGCAAGGTCGGCCGGATGTCGCTCGAGGCGAACACGGTCCGATTCTGCCGCGGAAACGTGCCGTAATCGAGCACTGAGCCGCCAAAATGGTCATCCCAGGCACAGACGCAATACCAGTGAATCGATCCGCCGACGTCGACGAACGCCGTGATCCGGGTCGATTCGTGCGGGGGAGTGTGCCGCGGGAGCTTCGAGAGCTTCGCTTGCAACTCGAGTTGTGTCAGATCGTCGACCGCTCCGAGGTCTGACGGGTCCGGCTCGTTTTGGTATTCGGAGTTGAACGCCTTGGGTCTGTCGATTCTGATGTTCATCGCGTGCTGAACGGCGGAGAGTTCATCCGGGTTGAACCGCTCAGGCCAGACCGCGACCGCTCCGAGATCCATTTTCCGCTTGTTCTTCTTATAGAACGCGTTTCCAGACCGGTTATCGCCGTAGTCGCGGAGCGACTGCCGCCGGATCTCGGCGTATTCGTCCCAGAGGTCGAGGTTCGTCGGCATCTCGGGGAGCAGTTTCACGCGTCGCCCGCCCCACGCCGGGTTCCGGTCGCGATCGATGAACCGATCCGACAGATCGCCGTCGTAGATCACCGTGCACGCCATCAGAGCCGCGATTTTCTGCCCGGGACCGGACAGGCCGAGGATATCACCGTTCACCAGTACCTCACGCTCATCCGTCTGCGTCGGTGACTTGCTAGATTCACGGGTTTGAGGATCGTCAATAAGAACTAAATCGGGTCTGAGCGTTTTCCCGTCTCGAGTCGTCACCAACTGCCCGCGGACCGCCCCGGTAATGCCGACCGTACGCAGCACACTGCCCGAAACCGGCGACCCGGCGACCGATGGGAAGATAATTTCATCGCTCGCGAGGCGCAAGAGGGTCGGCTGACCCTCGCTGGTCTGCCCACCCTGCCGTTTCGTCTGATTCTCGAGGCGTGCAATCGGATAGCAGACCTCGGGGAAATCCTCGAGAAGGAGCTTGTTGAACTGCAATTCCTTCCGGCAGATGTCCAGAATACCTTGCGACAATCCCTCTGTCGCCGTCACGATCATGCAAAATCGCCGCCGGCCCGTCAAAAGTGCCCAAAGTGCCGCACGTGCGATCCGGGTCGTCTTACCGAAACCCCGCGGTTCCGCGAGTGCGAAGAGACCGCCGTCGACGACAACCCGCTCGATGATCTCGGTCGATTCCTGCTGAGCTTTGCACGACGGTAAAGAAAACGTTTCAGGGAAATAGGTTTTGTAGAAGTTTGATAGCGACTTGCTAGTCTTCTTGCGCCGTGCAGGATCCGCCGGGGGAGGTGCCGGCCCGATGTCGCGACCTGCAGCGGACAGCTGGCGAACTTCCTCGGCACGATATTCACGGTATCTGTCATAGTCTCGACCCATTCAAGCATCCTTCTACATGTTTGCGTTTCAGTTTATGTTAAACGCCTAGTGTGAATACCCAACCTTCTCAAGCGGCACATCCTGATCGGCAACACCCCCAGCCGACCAGTACACTTTGCCGCATTGCCACCAAACCTGATCACCGGGCATGATTGCAACCCGATGACCTGTATCAAGTCGCTTTTCAATACATCTGACGGCACAAGACCCCCTGTAGGGGCTTTTATCTTCAACGTTCAGCAAGGTGATCCCGTCTTTTCGCGATACCCCAACCACTGTTCCGCCGACCATATTTCACTCCCTCCTAAACCGTCATCGGATCACCAAGTCATACAAAATACAACGCATTATAACTTCTACCATTATACAACGCATGTTAAAGAGTGCAATCAATACTAATACAATTATCGGC